TGTCCAAGCCTCTTCTTCGGTAAAATTAAACTTATCTGCACTGTCAGTAAGTGTTATAGCGTGTGAAGTCCCTGTTGCTAAACCTTTAGAGACAGCATTGCTATCAGCAAAAGAAGGTTGGGCATCGTGATCGTAGCTATAAAAATCAAAACCTTTAACAACGCCAGACGCTAAACCTTGATACTCCCCAGAACCATTCCACACGTTAGCAGTGTCTGGTTTTTCAGCAGAATTTTGGTTTATGTCTTGTGCTAATAAAACAGTAGAACAAGTAACAGCTGGAACTGTTTCGGGTGCTACAGCTGTATACGCATTGCTTGTTAGTTCTTGGTACCAACCATTACCACTCATCGCTCCACTACTTGGAAATGCCATTTATTATTTCTTTTAATTCATTAATTTGTTTTTGTTGCTCTTGTACTGCTTTAGTTAAAGTAGCTATTATTTGATTGTTGTCAATAGAAAGATATTCATTTAAATCGTTATCTTCTAATTTTTTTCTTTTATTAACAGCGTTTGGTATTATTTTTTCAACCTCTTGAGCTATAAATCCTGTATGATTAATACCTCTTTCTTTGTCTTTCCAGTCAAAAGTAACTGGTTTTAACTGTAAAATAGCGTCTAAACCATTTTTAAAATCTTTTATATTTTCTTTTAATTTTATATCAGAAAAGCTTTGTCCAATATGCCAGTCTCTTGCTAAAAATAAATCACCGTCTTGATCAAATCTAGCATTGTGTGTAATATCAATTTGATCTGCAGTGTTAAATTCAATAGCCATATCACTTGCGGCTCTACCTACAATTAAATTAGTATTGTATATAGTTTGTATAGTAGTTTGTGCAGTCCCAACTTTAATTCCATTTTGGCCCAAAGCTAATGTTGACCCATCAAGATCTATTGAAATATCAGCACCATCCATAACTAAACCATTACCAAGACTAACGCTAATAACACTATCTGTAGCTGTTAAACCAGTACCTGCAAATAAATTAGCAACATCATGAATATCTCCTTTTGCCGCGCTACTATTTGCCCCACCGTCTAAAAATATTATATAATCACCATCGGCAATTGTTGCGGCACCAGCTTCTGTTAGATCAACACTAATTGAACCACTAGAAACGTCTATTAATGTACCAGCGGTTCCACCAGTTTCATTTCCCCAGACTATATCACCATTAGCATCGGCTTTTAATACTTGACCATTACTACCTATAGTTAATTCAGTTGGAAAACCTGAATTGTTAGCAGCGATAATACTACCACGAGTCATATCTTGCATTTTAGCAAAAGTAACCGCATTGTTAGCTATCATAGCAGTTGCTATAGTATTCCATGTTGCATCCGTTCCATCAGATTGTAATACCGTATTAGCGCTTCCTACTGATAATGCACTTGGGTCGCCTGATGAATCACCTATTATTATTTTTCCTCTTGCTAGTCCAGCCATCTTAGCCAATGAAACCGCGTTGTTTGCAATTGTAACCGCACCGTCATTAGCTAGTGTTACATCGCCAGATAGTGTTGCAACTGTAGGATCGCCTGAACCGTCACCAATTATTATTTGTGTATCACCTACAGCTAAAGCTGTAATAGCACTTGTTCCACTACCTAACAAAACACTTCCTGCAGTTAGTGAAGATGCTCCAGTACCACCATTAGCAACGCTCAAGTCAGTACCTGACCAGTTACTATTGTTTATACTGCTTGCAGAAGCTAAACTACCAAGTGTAGGTGTTCCAGATACACTTGCATAATCTACAGTTTCAAAAGTAGGTGCTGCAGTTGCGCTA